GAGAAGTCATAGTGCTTGTTAATCAGCACTTGAATGTTGGTGTCGCTCTCTGCAATCAGAGTAACGGCATCAGTCGCAGCTTTGGCCGAGGCGTTGCCACGGGCTGGGCTAGGGATGTTAACGGTGTCGCCCTTTTTGCCTTTGAAAGACATCTTCTTGACCACGTTGGCCAAGACGAGTTTCTTGCGGTAGGCAGCAACAATTTCGTCACTCCAGATTTCTGGAATGAAGTTAGCTGCGGAGGTAGTCGTTACCGAGTTTGTGGGGGAAAAAGCAGTATTTGCCATGATGGAAACTCCAAAATTAAATTATCGAACACGCCCGTCAGCATAAGCCTGCATGATTTCATCACTCAGGGTCTCGTACCGGTTCGGGTCAGTCATCTTGAGACGAATAAGGTCGGCACGTCGGTAGACTCGCTTGGAACTCTCGCCAGAGCCACCTACGTCAACCTGCGCGGCTTTCATCGACTTGGTTCGTACAGCGCTGCTGGCCTGTTCCGATTCCTTTGCCTTGATGCCGCGAAGTTGCTTGAAGGTGGACAACAATTCATTGGCCGAGTCATAGTCGAACTCAGCGTCTGCCCTCGCGTAGAGTCCCAGTCGCACGGGTGAAGACTTCACCCAGCTTTGGAACTCCAAGTCACCGACCACTTGGGAGTAGTCAGGGTGCTCTTGCGTTAGCTTTTGCTGAATCTGCATCCGTTTGAAGTCGAGGCCGGCTTGCCGGGCTGCGAGAACATCTGGGTGCCTATCAATCGTCGTTTGAACTGCTTTTTGAGGGTTCTCAAAAAAGTCAACTTCAGGTTCTTCCTCCTGAATACGCTGCTGCTTAGAACTGAGGTTTTGCTTGAGCAACTCGTCAGCAAGTTTTCGGACTTCGCCCACTTCCTGGGCTTGCTTACCGATTAGCTTTTCAGCTTCTTGGTGCATCCGAACGACTTCTTCCAAACTTTTGGCCCTGTACTTGTCAGGAAGTTCGGCTTTTTTCTCTTCTACTTCGAGTTCGCCTAGCGGCTCTTGTTCGTCGTCAATCAACATATTATGGTTCCTGCCAAAATGGTTGTAGGATAATCAACTCGGCGTTTCGCGCTTATGAGTTGGCTTTGCGCTCCGCATTCAACTTGTCGGTGTGTCTTTGCTCAAACCTGGCGTAAGCCGTAGGAAAGTGCCCAGACCATCCCTCCAAATTAAACGATGGAGCGCTGATAACGCGGTGGGCAAGCCCGCCGCACGAACACTGCACGCTTGCCGTCTCATAAACGGTAAACGCCTCAGTGCGTTTGCTGCAATCGCAGACAAATTCATACATTCTTTTCATTCAAGTCCTCGTAGGCTCGTTCGCTGATCTCTTTCAAGGTTATCAGCCAAGTCAGGATTGAAATCTCGCCCTTACGGAATTGTAGACTTTTTTCGTCAGCAATGGTAGAGACATTATTTAGCGCATCCAGCATGACGTCAATATCTTCCATCATGTCGGTCCAGCCAGGACGGGAGAACAGATCAAAGCGGTCTTCGTAGTATTTTTGCAGTTCTTGGTTCATTGTTTGCTCCTGGATAACATGGTTGCTGCAATTTGAAGCATAGCGCGGGCTTTGTCAATGTCTTCAGGCTCAGTGGCCCAGCCGACTGTGATCTGCCCAATAAAACGCCCCGGCTCTGGGGGGATGCCCACCCGACAGGTGTAGCCAACGCCCTTGGTTATGTACCACAGCCCCATCTCGGACTGCGCTGACTTGTATTCGCCGCAGGGAATCTCGCTTGCCATCAACCTAACCACATCGGCATTGTTGGCTGCGTTCTGTGTAAACAGGCCCACATCCAGCCCATCGTTTGTTTTGTCCCTGCCGTCCTTGGCGTAGGCGCGGTGCAGGACGCGAGTGCCAAACATCGTATTGACCTTGAACACCGCCACCACCAGAGCGCCAGACTGTTTGAACAGGTGGGCAGCAGCGTCTTCTACCCTGTCCTCAGCAATGCTTGGAATCTTCTTGGACTCCTTGTAAGCACCGATCAGAAGGTCTTGGTTGGCATAGACAAAGTAGCCCGCAAAGGTCAGGACAGCCATCAGCACCATCGCAAACAGACGGAACGGGCTGGACACATAGGCCAGCACCTTGTCAACTAGGTTTAAACGCTCGTCTGCCATCAGCATTTACCTTTGCATTGCTGCATGGCCTCGTAGACAACCCAACCAACCCCGCCACAGACCAGCAAAAAAATCAGGAGCATCAGCACGATGGTGATGACCTCATCCATTTCCTTTTTATGCTTTGCCGCTGCCGCCTTGCGCTTGCCTTCGGCAATGGCATGATCGCGCTCAATCTTGGCAGTGCGGGCAACGATCTTTTGCCACACATCCATTTTATTTGAGCTGAAAAACAGCATCTTGATGGATTCCTCAAAAACCCTGGCGCTCTCAATCGCCATCTCAAGCTCAATGGCTTGGCCTTTGGCTGACCCTGAGAAGCCACCCTTGCTGACCACTTCGATTGCGTCAGCCTTGGCGCTAAAGTACTGGCCTAAGACTGGCCCAAGACTTTCAATGTCCTGCACCGTGGCCACGGTTTTCTTGACCAGCTTGACGGCTGTGGAGATGGCGGCTAGGGCCGTAAAGGGATCCAGCATTATTTTTTCCTCTCCCGCCACTTCAAGCACCAGACCAGCAGCCGGTCAGATGACCAACTCCACCTCACACACTCAAAGACAGGCGCGGGGGCTTGGACTGCTGGCGGTGGTGGCGGCAGCGCGTCCATCTCAGCGTACCTTGAAGTGATCCCAAAAGGTAGCAACAGCGGCCACCAAGCCACCGACCCACAGCAGGGGCTTTGCCAGCTTGCCCAGTGTCTCAAGTACAGTGAACGCGCCCTGAGCAGCAGCGAACGCGCCCACGACATCCTTGGTGCTTTCCCCCAAGGCATCCACCTTTGTTTCCACGGCCACCAAGCGGTCGTAGATTTCTCTATGGGTTACATCGTGGTCGCTCATTCAGCAGCCTCTGGCGTGTTGCCCTCGGCCAGCCAGAGAAGGTATTCTGGATGCTGCTCGGTGCAAGTCAGGCGGCACTTGCCGTCATCGTCAAAACAAGCAACGATTTGCGGATCACCTTGAACGGTAATCGGTAAAAGTTTGTAAATCATAATTCAGCACTCCATCCTAGATAACCATTGCCAGTTTCCGCCCGAGCAACAGCCCCACCTCCTGCCGCAAAACTACTAGTTGCTGTAAAAGTTACGCTAATAGCAGAAACGGAAGTCGTTGCCAGAATTGGGACTGAAGTATTAACTACCCATGCACCATTTTGTATAACAGCATAATCACCTGCTGTTCCAGATTGTTCTAATGCAGTTGGATTTGTTCTCATTGTGACTAAAAATGGAAGAATATATCTTACCGACGATGTGGTAAACGAAACACCGGCGCCTTGAAATGGGGCACTTTCTCCGGGTTTTGTTCTGTAGTAATACCGCTGACAAAGCGCCAACTCAGTGCCATAAGGCCGGTAGTCAAAAGCCGTGGCTGTGCTGCCTTTTTCAAGCTGCACGCCTGTGATGTAGAAGGTGGCTCCGCTTGTGCCGACTACGCTGGTTGCTCCTGTGGGTGCGTAGAAACTGGAGGTAGTCCATGCGCCAGCAGCACCTGTGAAAGTAGAGCCTGTACCCATTGAAAAAAGCAATTGAATGCCTGCCCCACTGGTGGAGTTCCATGTACCTATGGTTGGCCCCGCAACAGTTACAGTTTTTTGCTCCCAAGTATTTGCCGCAGAAATGGTGTACGTGAAAGGATAAAGTGCGCCCCCCGCTGCACCTTCAACCAAACTACCACCAAAAGTTCCTGTGAGAGAACTGCGAACCGAAAAAGAAAACGTAATTGTTGCGGCAGATGCTGTACCCCAAGCCAAGTCTGCTATGTTGTAGCCTTCAATAAATTGTTGAATAGCAATAATGTCACCAGCCGCTACCGAGTATGCGGAAGTAGATGTGATGCCCAAATAGTTTTTGAATCCCGCTGGTGGTGTAACAGAACCAGCATTTTGCTGAACATTGAACCGTGCCGCGCCTGAATTGTTTTGCACTTTCCAACGGTCAAGTGTGTACACCCCCGTAGTTCCGCTAACACTCGCCCCAGCATTCCTCTGGTCAATCACCATTGCGCCGTTGATGATGCGGTTTTTGAAGCCAGTGATGCCATTAGTGCCAGTAATTGCATTTACATAAGCAGTTGTAGCAACCTTGGTGCTGTTGTCTCCAGCAGTTTGTGTTGTTGCCACCACTCCAGAGTTAATAGTGTTTGTAACTGTTGCGGCAGACCCTGTTGTATTCTGATTCAACGTAGGAATGTCAGCCGCAACAACAGCGCGGAATGTTGGTACACCAGCAGTCCCGTTAGGTGCAGCCAAGACAAAGTTGGCAGTCTTGCTGGCGTAAGGATTGAGCGTATCGCCATAGCCAGCGGACAAAGAAATCGCAGGGGTAGTGCCACCACTTGAAGCAACGGGAGAAGTTCCCGTGACCGAGGTAACTGTTCCTACAAACTGGTCAGCAGATGAAATTGTGAAGTTAGGGTAAGTCCCAGTTATCGTGGTTGTGCCGCCCTGTGTCAAGGCCACTGTCTGGTCAGGCGCCGTATTGGCAATTGTGAAGTTAGGGTAAGTACCAGTCGTGCTGATGCCCGTACCGGCTGTCAGGGCCACCGTCTGGTCAGGTGATGCGTTCGTGATGACGCCAGTTGCGCTGCTATAGCTGATGCCCGTACCTGCACTGACCGAGGCCCGTGCCCGGGCGTCTGTGTAGTAGAGGTTTGTACCCTCGCTGATGTTTGTGCTGGTCAAGCTGACCGCACCGGTCTGCCCGTTGACCGAGGTCACCAGGTTGGACTGGTCGATCTTCTGCCAGACCGTGCCGTTGAACATCAGCCAGTCGCCGATCTGCCAGTCAGTGATGCCGTCTAGGTTGGTCGAGCCGGCCGTGGCCGTGATGTAGTAGTAGCCGTTGGTGCCCACGCCAGACGCCAAAGTAGGCGTGTTGGTGGTGGCGTTCCATGTGCCTTGGTAGCTCAAGCCACCGGCCACATTGGCCCAAGACACCGCCGTGCCGTTGGTTGTCAGGAACTTACCCGCATTGCCGGTCTGGCTCGGGTAGATGTTGTTGATCTGGGTCTGAAGACTGGCCAGCGCGTCGATGACAGTCTGGCTGGTGCCGCCGCCGTTGGTGATGACTTTGATCTTCTCGGCCAGATCAGGGGCCACCACCTCGCCCACGTTGATCGTGCGGCCAGACGACAGTGTAATGATCAGGCTGCCGTCGAAGTCGATGTTCGCATCGGTCACCGATACGCCGTCGGTGCCGTCCCGGCCGTCGTTGCCGTTGATGCCGTCAGTGCCCTTTGGCCCAGCGGTCCCATCACGACCTGGTCGGCCGTCTCGGCCATTCACACCATCGCGGCCAGCTTGACCATCTTGGCCGTCTTTGATGCCGGCCACCCGCTTTTCGATGGCCTTGCCGGTCTCGTCGTACCTGGCCCGAATGTCTGCTTCCAGCTTCTTGAGTGCCTGCACGACCACTTGGACATTCTCGCCAATGCGCTGCTTTTGAACTGCTTTGGCTTGGGCCACGGAATCTTTGATGGAGTCAAGGGCAGCGGTCTGCTGTTCTTGCGTCATGCCCTTCAACAGAAGGTCAATTGCGAGCTTATCAACGTCCATCGTTTAACTCCTTGTTCAACTGATCTAGAAAATCTTCTTCCATGCCAGCCACTTTGTTGCGTTTTTCGGCCATTTGAAGTTCAACAATCTTGGACTTGTTCTTCATGTCCGCTTCTTTGAGCATCAACTCAGCGATCTTAACCCGCTTGTCGAAGGCTTTCTCTTCGTTGTCAGTCGGCAAGTTCTTGGTCATCGCTGCCATCGTCTTGGCCTGCGATTCCTGCGGCATCAACTGCGCCTCGGTCATCAGTTTCTGAGCTTCTGCCCGGTTCTGCTCGGCTTGCGTGGTCTGCACCGCGATCTGGGCCTGCGCTGCTTGCATAGCCAGTTGCTGCTGCATCTGCTGCATCTGCTGGGCCTGTGGGTCTGGCTGGCTCATCTGATCAAGGGCTGCC